CCTGCCCGACTGCGGGCAGGCGGTACCGGTCAACGCCCCGCCGCTGACTGCCGGGGGGGTTTATGCGTTCGACGTGGACAAGGACGTCCTGGTGTTCACCAGCCCGCCCGGCCTAGTGACGGTCTCGAAGGAGGCCGGGCCGCTCCGCATCCGAGGCGTGTTTTACGGGAACAAGCAGGTCAGCACCCAAACGTTCAAGAAGAAGTGGGTCTACCAGCTGGACGTGGTGCCCGGGGTTAAGGGACGGGTCGAACTGATCGTCGTCCCGGTCGGGGCCGCGTCCGAAAAGCTGGTCGCCCGGAAGATGCTGGACGTGGACGGGGGTGTGTCCCCGAACCCCGGCCCCGGCCCAAACCCTGGTCCCGGACCAAACCCCGGACCAAACCCGCCCCCCGATCCGACGCCGGTCGCCGACGTGAAGATGACCCGCGTCGTCCTGGTCGAGGAGACGGAGACGGCCCAGCGGGAGCGGGCGGCGTTCCTGTCCGACCCGGCGTTCGCCCAGCGGCGGAAGGAGAAGGGGATCGGCCTGCGGACGGCCGACAAGGACACGAAGGACGCGAACGGCAACACGCCGGCCGACCTGGTCGAGTACATCGGCCTGTCCGCCGGCAAGGGGTACCCGCAGGTGTTCTTCGTCGGGTACGACAAGAACGGCAAGCGGACGACGCTGTACCAGGGCGACCTGCCGAAGACGTCCGCGGACCTGCTCAACCTGATGTCCAAATACGGGGGCTGACATGACCATCCGATGCAAGTTCATGGTGACGGGTCTTGCCGAGCCGGACTACCAGGGAGAGACGCCGGCCAAGGTGGTCACTCTCACCACTCAGTACGATCCCACGATTCCGGAAGACCAGCGGTTCACCAAATGGACCCCGACCGGAACGCTAACGTTCACCTGCACCAATCCGGCGGTACTCGCCCAACTCAAGTGCGGCGACCTGTACTACCTGGACCTGGTGCCGATCAATCAGGGGGGCTGACGTGAGCCAACTAGACCAGATTGTCCTGCCGGACGGGTCGGTCAAGAAGCTGGGGAACATCCCCAAGCAGCCGACCCTACTGACCGCCCCGGTGTACGGGACGGTGCCGAACACCCCCCTCGTCCCCGAGTCCGAGTGGAAGGACCGGATCGACGAGATGGGCAACGACTGGACGGACCCGTTCCTCGGCCCGGTCCACGACCAGAACGGGTACGGGATGTGTAACGCCAGCGCCACCGCGTCGGCGATGGAGTACCAGCGGGCGGTCCAGGGGCTGCCCTATGTCCCCCTGTCCGGCGGCGACCTGTACATGCGGATCGCCTGGGGCGGGCAGGACAACGGCAGCACGCTGGAGGACGGGATCAAGGCGGCCATGCAGGACGGGATCGCGTCCGTGCCTGTCGTCCCGTACCTGGACTGGCGGGGGGAGAACCCGGGCGCCCGGGAGGACCGGAAGAAGTACCGGGTGCTGGAGGCGTTCCTGTGCCCGAGCGGGGCGCACGTCATGTCCGCCGTGCTGAACAAATTCAGCATCGTAAGCGGCATCTGGTGGTACGACAGCTACCAGCGGCTGGACCAGGACGGGTGGCTGCCGCGGCCGAGCGGCGGCCGGGGCGGACATGCCGTCCACGGGTACAAGCCGGCGTACCGGACGGTGAACGGCCAGACCCAGTACGGCGTCCGGCACAAGAACTCCTGGACAGTCCAGTGGGGGCTGCGGGGGCTGTGCGTCTTCCCCCTGAGCGTCTACCAGTCCCTGGAGATCGGCGGCTGGTGGGCTTGTCGTTCAGTAGTCGATGAGGGGAACGTTATTCCGGTCAGTCGATAACCAAAAAACGAGGCTAGGTGATGTTCCAGCAACACCTAGCCTCTGAACACCGCAACTGATAAGGAGTAGCGATGTCTGTCGTTCAGTGTACAAAGTTGATGACTAAGGAGCGATGGCGAAAGATCAAAGGAAATCCCGGTTACGAGGTGTCCGATTTCGGCCGAGTTAGAAGCTTTTGGACCAAAGGACGATACGCTGTGATCGGAACTGTTCCGACCATTCGCAAGACAAAGCCTACCCGTGACGGGCACCTTCAGGTGTCTTTCAAGGTGAGGCGGCAACGAACTTATGCTTACGTCCACCGACTGGTTCTCGAAGCGTTCGTCGGTCCGTGCCCGGACGGAATGGAAGCGTGTCATGCGGACGACGACCCGGCCAACAACAATCTTGCTAACCTGTCGTGGGGGACACGGTACAAAAATATGGAAGACCGGGAACGTAACGGACGAGTTCTCAAAGGAGAGCGAGTAGGGAACTCAAAACTCAAAGACAAGGATGCCATCCGCATTCGGCAGAGAGTGGCTAATGGGGAACGTTGCTGTTCGATCCACAAAGACTACCCTTATGTGACGAACGGTGCGATTCTTGCCGTTATCTCCGGGCGGAATTTCAAACACCTGCTCGGTAAGGTGCCGAGCGTGGTGGACGAGGGGACCGTCCTCCCCGTCACCCGGTAAGGAGGTGCTACGGTGGAGTACGCGGTCGGGGTCCGGTTCCGGAAGCTGAAAAAGCGACTGGCCCGGATCGAGGAGAAGCTGGACAAGGTTCTCGCCCAACTCGGCGGGATGACGCCCGCCGAGTTGCAACAGACGACGCAGCAGCTTGTCGCCGCTGCGGACGCCCTGGAGGGGGTCTCCGGGGCGACCACGACTCGCCCGAAGAAGGGAGCCAAGTGATGAGTACGCCGAGCAAGGCGGTCCCGCCGGAGATGACCGACGCCCTCAACCGGATCAACGCGGCGGTGCCGGCAATCGCGGCCACGATCCAGTCCCTCAAGGACCAGATCAGCCAGTCCATGACCGCCAAGGAGGTGGCCGACGTCCAGAGCCAGCTGGACTCCATCGCCACCCAGCTGGAAGGGATCGTGGCCCCGCCGGAGCCGCCGCCGGTCGAGAAGAAGAAGTGACCAGTCCTACGGCCCCCGGCTGGTGCCGGGGGCGTCTCTCACGGAGGTTTTCTATGCGACTGTTCGGTGCCCTGACGGTTGTCCTGCTCGTGTCCGCCGCATGCCGTGCCGGTGACTACGGGGCGGCACTGCCTATAGAGACGAAGGTGTCGGTGGTCGGGAAGTATGCTCCCGTTTCAGAACTTCCGCTACAACTCGATCACCCTACGGTTTCTCCGGTTGTCCGGATTGCTACAGATCCGACCGTGGTCGTCTCGTACATGGGCGACCCGAAGCCGGCGTCCGGCACGGTCGTCCGGGCGGCCGGCGGCAAGAGCTACGTCTTGACCTGCGCCCACGTCTACCCGTTCACGAAGCAACTCGATGTGATCGTGTCCGGGCGGAAGTTTCCGGCTCGCGAGGTCAAAGCCGACCCCCGGCGGGACTTGAAGCTGTTGGAGGTGGACGCCGAGTTGACGGCCGCCCCGGTCGCCGCCGGGACGCCGCCGGCCGGCACACCGGTCGCGATGCGGGGGGCGCGGGGGCCGAAGGCGGGGGCGACCGTCGGCCCGGACGTGTGGCGGGGGCCGCCGTCGGACCCGGTGGCCGGCCAGCCGGTGCTGCGGACCACCCTGCCGAGCGAGGCGGGCGACAGCGGGGCCGGGGTGTTCGCCGCCGGGCAGTTGGTCGCCGTGAACACCGGCGGGGGCGGGGGCAACCAGTTCGGCATCCCCGCCCCCGCCGTGCGGGGGTTCCTGGCCGAAAGTCTCCCGGCCACGGTTCCGACCGCGACGGCGTCCCCGTGCCCGTGCGGGGACGCCTGCAAGTGTCCGCTCGGGGACTGCAAGTGTGGCCCCGGGTGCCCGTGCGGCGGGGCGAACGCGGCGAAGCCTGATTACGACCCGTACCGGCTGGGGAGCTACGCCGAGGTGTTGGCCCAGGTGGGGGCCGGGCTGACCGTCCGGATGTACGTCCGGGTGCCGGACACGTCCGTCGGCACCTACCGGCTGCACTATCACACCGACGGGTTCCCGGCCGTGGCGGCCGGGGTGTACGACTGCTCGAAGGGGCCGAACGGGGAGCTAATGATGAGTCCGGTCGGCGCGCCGGCACCCGCCCCGATTCAGACGCTCGGCACGGCCCGGGTCGGGGGCGGGGACCACACGCACACCTGCGGCCGGTGCGGCACGGTGTTCGACCACAGCCCGGCCGGCGACCCGAGCCGGTCCCACCGGTGCCCGGCCTGCGGGGCCGGCCCGTGGACGCTTATCAACGAGTCCGTCGGCGGCGGCCGGCGGGTGATGGCCCAGCCCCGCCCGGCCGCCTACCAGCCGCCGGCCGCCCCCCCGCAATACTCGCTCAACCCCAGGATGATGATGGGGATGGGCATGGGCGGGGCCGGGTGCGGCCCCGGCGGCTGACGCTGACCGCACCGGGGCCGGTCGGCTCTACATTGTCCGTGGCAAATGGATCGAATTCTATTGTCGGTAACACACCACAAAGGGGAACGTCATGGGAAGCATTTTCACGATCATCAAGTACCTTCGGATGCTGAGCAAGTACCGGACGCTGGTGCCGATGATCGAGGAGGTCATCTCCGCCCTGTCCGCCCGGGACTGGTCGCGGGCGTTCGACCTGTTCACGCAACTGATCGACCAGGCCGGGGTCATGGGGGTCTTGGAAGGCGGGCCGATCAAGCTGACCGCCGCACCGTCTGCGATCCCCGATCCGACCGTTGCGATGAAGCTCGACGACCTGGCCAAGGAGTTCGCGTCCGACAGCGTTCAGGCCAAAAACGGGTAATCGGCTTGTAGGGCGTCTAGAATCGTCTCCTTTCGGCCTCAGACGGGTAGGGCGTGAAAAGTTGCGTTCTGCCCGTCTGAATCGAAAAGGAAACGATTAATCACAACTGAGACGGGTTCTCACAATGGCCGTCGTGAATCGAATCACGAAGTTCCTCGCCCATTCGGCGGAGCAACTTCTGTCGTTCCGGTCGCAACTCCGGGGTACTCGACTGGACCCGGTCGGCCGAGACCTGGACAAAGAGTGCGGGTACATCCTCGCCCCGAACTTCAACACGTATTGGGAGTTGTACAACCGGAACGGGGTGGCCGCCCGGATTGTCAACGTCTTCCCGGACGAGTGTTGGCAGAAGCCGCCGGAGGTGTACGAGGTCGAGGACGAGAGCCAGGTCACCGACTTCGAGAGATGGATCAGCGACCACATCCGGGACAAGGCTCTCTGGTCCACCCTCCACCGGGCCGACCGGGTGTCGGGCATCGGCCAGTACGGCGTCCTGCTGATCGGGTTCACCGACGGCCGAAACCTCGACCAGCCGGTGGTGGGACTGAACGACGCCGGTCTGCCGGCCCAAGGACGCCCTGCCAAGTCGCTGGACGTGGCGTTCTACCGGGTGTTCTCCCAGCGGGACGTGACCGGCATCGAGATCGAGACCAGCCAGAGCAGCCCTCGGTGCGGCTACCCGAAATTCTACAACATCAACTTCGCCAGCCCGGACGACGCCTTACAGTCCGGGACGATCGTTTCGTCCAAGACCGTGTCGTACAAGGTCCACTGGACTCGGATCGTCCATCTGGCGGACAACCGGCTGTCGAGCGAGATCGCCGGCATCCCCCGCCTCCAGCAGCCCCTCAACAACGTGTCCGACTTGCGGAAGGTGCTGGGCGGGTCGGCGGAGATGTTCTGGAAGGGGGCGTTCCCGGGGTACGCCTTCACGACGTACCCGGAGTTGGCCGGACAACTGGACCCGATCGACAAGGACGAATTGCTGGACGAGTACCAGGCGTATGTGGACGGCCTGCAACGGATCCTGACGGGGGAGAACGGGAAGTGGGAGTCGCTGGAGCCGCAGATCGCGGACCCGACCAACCACGTCACCCAGCACCTGCTCATCATCTGTGCGACCATCGGCGTCCCGCTAAGGATCTTCCTGGGGTCGGAGGCCGCCCACCTGGCGAGTACGCAGGACAAACAGACGTGGAACGACCGGCTGATGGGGCGGAACAGCCGGTACCTGGACCCGTATGTCGTCCGGCCGGTGATCGACCGGCTCATCATGGCCGGGGTGTGCCCGTCGCCGAAGACCGGGCCGACCGCCTACCTGACGAGTTGGTCGGACCTGAACGCCAACACGGAGAAGGACCAGGCGGACATCAGCATGAAGCTGACGCAGTCCCTCCTCCAGTACGTGACCAGCGGCGCCTGGAAGCTGATGCCGCCGAAAATGTACTTCGTCATGATCCTCCGGATGACGGCGAAAGAGGCGGACGCGGTCATCACGGCGGCCGGGGGTGAGGAGAAGATCATGGCCGACCTCCAGAAGATGATAGACCTGGCCGGAAAGAACCAGGCGAACGGGTCTGATCCCACGAAAAAGACCGGGACTTCCGGAAAACGGAACGGACTCGGTTGACAAGCGGGAGGTAATCCAAGAACGTAGTACAGTTCCACGAGGAGGTTCTTATGAAGACGATCACGACCAGATTCGTCGCAAACCTGGATCAGGTCTCGATCCGGAACGAGAGCCTGGACGGGATCGACTACCTGGTCGTCCCGGGGGTCGGCATCGTCGAAGGCGTCCACACGGCGAACGCCGGGCCGGTGTTCTACGCCAACGAGGACATCACCGCCTACGCCCCCGACTTCAACTCCAAGCCGGTCGTAATCGGCCACCCGAAGGACGCGGTCGGCCAGTTCACGTCCGCCTGTTCCCCGGACGTTCTCCGGAACGACGGGGTGGGGATGATCTTCAACAGCCGGGGGGAGGACGGGAAGCTCAAGATGGAGTTCTGGCTGAACAAGTCCAAACTCCAGTCACGCGAACACCGGGTGTACAACTCCGTCATCAACAACCAGAAGGTGGAGGTGTCGATCGGCCTGACGGCCGACCTGGACCTCACCCCCGGGACCTGGAACGGCCAGGAGTACACCGGGCGGGCGGTCAACTGGCGGCCGAACCACGTCGCCGTGCTGCCGGACGCCAAGGGCGCGTGTTCCATCGAGAAGGGGGCCGGTCTGCTGGCGAACGAGCAGGCCGTGTCCATCGGCAACGAGGCGTCTTTGAACGAGACGGTTTCCCTGGTCCGGTCCGCCCTCCGGGACAAGATGGACAAGCCGGGGTATTATTGGGACGGGTACGTCGAGGACGTGTACCCGGGGTTCGTGGTGTACAACGTCGGGTACGCCGACATGTACAAGCTGGACTACACGATCAAGGACGGGGAAGTCAAGTTTGTCGGAAACCCGGTCGCCGTCGAGCGGGTGGTCACTTACCGGGCGGCGGACGGGACCCTGATCGGGAACGCCTCCGGGGTGTTTCTTTCCAACGTGGAGGTTCTGATGAAGACCAAGAAGGAGAAGGTGGACTTTCTGATCGCCAACAGCGACGGGAGCTACATCGAGGACGACCGCAAGGGGCTGATGGAGTTCAGCGAGAAGCGGCTCGACGACCTGGTCGCCGGCGTGAAGCTGGCGAACGAGGCGAAGGAGCTTGAGAAGAACAAGGACAAGACACCCGTCCAGACCCCGGCCCCGAACGTGACCGTGGTCAACACCACCCCCGCCCCGGTCGTGGCGGCCACCCCGGAGGACTACATCAAGACCCTGCCGCCGGCCATCCAGGCGGTCATCAACAACGCCCTGGCCGCCCAGAACGCCCGCAAGACGGAACTGGTCGCCAACATCATGAAGTCCCCGGCCAACAAGTTCTCGAAGGAGTGGCTGGACACGCAGACCGACATGGCCGTGCTGGAAGGGATCGCCGCCCTGGCGGTCGTCCCGGCCGCCCCGACGACCCTGGCGAACGTCGGCGTCCCGAACTATCTGGGGCAGCACGTCGCCGTCCCGGTCCTGGCCAACCAGTCCGGTGTCCCGGCCGGCCTGGAGCCGCTGCCGACCCGGTCTTACGACCCGGCGGCCACGAAGTAACCAACCCTTTCGGCCTTCACACCCAGGAGACAGGAGACACACATGCCTCCGGCCAACACCCTGACCCGCAAGACCGTCTTGCTCAAGGGGAAGATCAACGAGAAGTACGACGAGATCCGGGCGGGCGGGACGATCAAGCCCGGCCACCTGATCGTCCGCAACGCCTCCGGCGTGGCCGTCGTCCACGCCACCAACGGCGGGTACGCGGAAAAGATTTTCGCCCACGAGGACGCCCTGATCGGGCGGACCATCGACGACGCCTACAGCAGCGGCGAACTGGTCCGGTACCACGTCGCCCAGCCCGGGGACGTGATCTACGGGTTCATCAAAGCCGGGGCGAACGTGACCGACGGGTCGCTGCTGGTGTCGAACGCGGACGGGACGATGGACATCGTCGCCGGGTCGGAAGTCCCGCTCGCCCAGAGCATCGAGGACGTTGACAACTCGGGCGGCGGTGCGGCCGTCCGCTGCGCCTTCCGGATCCTGTAACCACCAACCTACGGGGAGAACACAACCGCCCCGAACACACACCTTTCTTGAAAGGAAAACGATGGACAAGTCCATCATGTTCCACGTGAACACCGGGACCGTGGACGGGAGCGGCGTTTCGCCCCGCATGATCCAGGACCCCGACAGTTTCCGGACCTTCCTGGGGCCGGACGGCCGGTCGTACAAGACGGTCACCCAGCTTGTGAACGGCAAGCCGGAGCGGGCCGTGGTCCTGGCGAACACCGAGTCCACCCTGGCCCGGGAGGAGTGGCTCCGGATCGACCAGGAGGTGCTGGAGGGGGCCAAGCCCCGCCTCCAGGCGTGGGCCGACCTGCGGGCCGCCGCCCCGGTGAACGTGCCGGACGCGTTCAGCGTCATGGCCCTGGAGTACAGCCTGCTCAAGCCCAACTCGATCAAGGTCGAGATGAGCATGGACGGGAACCGGAAGTCGGAACGCAACCGGCCGACCCGGGACACGGCCCGGACGCCGCTGCCGATCCTGCACTGTGACTTCTCCTTCTCCGCCCGGGAGTTGGCGGTCGCCCGCCGGATGGGCACCCCGCCGGACCTGACGATGGCCCGGGAGGCCGGCTGGCGGATCGGGGAGGAGTTGGAGAAGCTGACCCTCGGGACCAGCGGGTTCAACGGGTACACGTATGCCGGCGCCAACGCCATCTACGGGTATACGACCGCCCCGAGCCGGATCACCTACACCATCACCGATCCGACCGGCCTCGGCTGGACGCCGCAGACGCTCCTGACGGAGTTTCTGGCGATGTTCCAGCTGCTGAGGGACCAGCAGTTCAGCGGGCCGTACAAGGTGTACTTCTCCTACCCGTGGGTCCAGTACCTGGACAACGACTACACGGCGAGCTACGCGGGCGGCAGCACCCGCAACCGGCTCGGCCAGTTGCCCGGCGTCCAGTCGATCGGCGTCCTGGAATACCTGACCGGGTTCCAGATCCTGATCGTGGACATGTCCAGCCGGACGGCCCAGGCCATCGTCGGCGTGGACCTGACGACCATCCAGTGGAAGTCGGGCGACGGCCAGGAGGAGTATTTCAAAATCTTCGGGATTCTGGTCCCGCGGATTCGGGCGAACGCCGACGGGCACACCGGCATCGTCCACGCCTCGACGTAATCCCGCACTCCGCCGGGACGGACTGCCGTGCCCCCTTCGGCAGTCCGTGCGGGGCGGGGCAGTCCCCCTGGCCGCGTCCCGTCCGGGGGTTGCCTTCGGCCCCCGGTCCGGCGGCTTTCCTTCCACCCACAAACACAAGGACATAGACCATGGCTCGGTACGAACTGGTTTCCCCGGTCCCTCACTACGAGAAGGACGGGGTGGTGATGAAGCAGGGCGACGTGATCGAGACGGACGAGGACTACTCGCAGAAGTGGGCCGGCAAGTTCGTGGAGACGCTCAAGCCGGTCACCGACTTCGGCAAGGAGAAGATCAACGTCCAGCAGCGGGACAAGAAAAGCAAGTTGGTCAACAAGCAGACGCCGCTGGACGAGGACGACGCCCAGGTGCCGGAGGAATCGGACGCGGAAGTGGACGAGACGGAGGAGGACGACCACGCGGAGGAAGAGACGGACGTGACCGAGAAGTACGAGGCGGCCGGCAAGAAGGGGCTGACGGTCACGAAGGTCGGCCGGGAGTACGCGATCAAGGACGCCAAGGGGAAGCCGGTGGCGGAAGGGCTGAAGCGGTCCGAGGTCCCGGCCGCCCTCAAAAAGTACCGGAAGTAAAAGGAGGCGGCCGTGCCCCGCACGACACGCGACCTGGTCGGGATGCTGGTCGAGATCGACGAGGAGTTCTGGCCGAACCTCGACCCGCACATCCTGTCGGCCAACGTCATCGTCACCAAGAAGTGCGTGAGCGACGACGACCCGCTGACCGAGGAACACGCGGAGCTGGTCGAGCGGTGGCTGGCCGCCCACTTTTACGCCGTCTCCGACCCGCAGTCCACCTACGAACAGGCCGGGTCGGTCTCGATCAAGTTCGAGTCGAAGGTGGACCTGGGGCTGAACCTGACCCGGTTCGGCCAGCAGGCGATGGTGGTGGACACGACCGGCGGACTGGCGGCATGGAACGCCGAGATCCAGAACGGGAAGGGGGGCCGGCTGGCGGCCCGCTTCCAGTGGCTCGGGACGCCGAAGGCTGACGAGGACATGCCGTGAAGCTGTTCCGGAAGATGCGGCGGCAGTACGCCTGTTACTGGCCGCCGGCCACGGAGGACGACGGGTACGGCAACCCGACTTACGGGCAGGTCAAGGAGATCAAGGTGAGATGGGAGGACTCGACCGAACAGGTCTTGTCTTCCGTCGGCCAGTTGCAGGCCACCAAGTCCAAGGTGTACTGCGGGAAGGACGACGGGGTGGTGGAGACGGGCGTCCTGTGGCTCGGCAAGAAGGCCGCCCTGACCAGCGAGACGGAGCCGTTCGCCAACCCCAAAGCCGGACGGATATTCCGGGTGGACAAGTTGCCGGACGTCAAGGCCAAGGACACTCTCGTCACCGCCTACCTGTAGGAGGACGCGATGAAGACCACGGTGACCGGAGTGGACCGGGTGCTCCGGGCCATCGGCAAAGCCCGGACGCAGGACGCGGTCAAGATCGACGAAGGACTCAAGAAGTGCGCCCAGGTCATCATGCGGAAGGCGTTGACGGTCGTCCCACGAGAGACCGGGGCGTTGGCCGAGTCTCACAAGGTCGTGGGCAACGGCAAGCGGGGGTTCGCCGCCCGGTACACGGTCGAGGCCGGCGGGCCGGGGGCGTACTACGCCCTGTACGTCCACGAGGATCTGACGAAATACCACGCCCCGCCGACCATGGCCAAGTGGCTGGAGTACGCCGTCCGGACGACCCGGGGGACGTGTTCGGCCATCCTGAAACGGACGATGGGGGCCGAGCGGGGTAAGACCATCGACGGGGTGCGGGAGGACATCACCGCCGGCAATCCGTACACCGGAGGATAATCCGTGTCCAGCCCGGCGGAAGTCGTCGCCAAGTACCTGAAGGACGTCGGTCTGTCGGACGCATCCTGGCCGGTGTCGGTCGGGGCGGTCCCGGCCACGGCCAAGGACAACTATCTGACGGTGTTCGACACCGGGGCCGAGCAGGACGGACGGATCCAGAAGACGGGGGAACGGATACAACACCCGCTCGTCCAAATCCGGGTTCAGGCCGTCAACTACCCGATCGGGTGGGCCAAGGGGGTGGCGGTCCAGGCCGCCCTCGACGGCCTACACAACCGGTCGGTCACGATTAACGCGACCGTCTACACGATCAAGGCGGCCACGGTGTACATGCCCCTGGTCAAGATCGGACAGGCGGAGCAGAACGCCCGGGAGTTGTTTACCATCAACGTCCGGCTAACCCTGTGAGGAGGCGACGATGGCTTTGAACGTGTCCAACTACCGAAAGTCCACGATCGGTGGGAAGACCTACGTGTCCGAAACGACCGTGGACGCCGAACTGGCGGTCGAGTTCGACAAGAATCTGGGGGCCGCCAAGGAGGGCGACCTGACCACCCGAACGGACAACGACACCGGCACCCTAACGATGGACGCCGGGCACGGGATCACCACCGGCGCCCGCCTGGACGTGTACTGGTCTGGCGGCCGGCGGTACGGAATGACGGTCGGGACCGTCGCCGCCAACTCCGTGCCGATCGACGGCGGGTCCGGAGACAACCTGCCGCTGGTGAACACGGCCATCGTGGCGATGGTCCCGGCGTCGGAGTCGGTCGTCGTAACCGGGAACAACGTGGCCGCCGTCGGGGTCAAGACCAACACCGGCGGCCGGGCGATCGTCGTCATCGCCGACGGGTCGAACGTCGAACTGGCTAAGGCGGAAGTCACGTCCGGCGAGGACTACGTCTGGACGGACCAGGACGGAACGACCAACCCGCTGTCCGGGGACACTGTGGCGAAGGTGTTCGTCAGCCACGATGACACCACCGGGACCAAGAACGTCCATGGCATCCTGGCGTACAACTAACCCACCACCCCGGCCCCCGGAGACTGACAATGTCCCAGAGGATTGACGACGGCTTTAAGACGATCTTCGAGTTCGCCAACTACCCGACCGTCAAGTTCTACGAGAAGACGGTCACTCCCCCGGGCCTGGACGGCGGCGGGGCGAACGACACGACCACGATGCGGAACACCCGGTGGCGGACCCGGGCACCAAAGAAGCTGCTGACCATGACGGCGATGACCGCCTCATGCGCCTACGACCCGGAGGTGTACGAGGACATCGTGTCCATGATGCAGGAGAACCAGCTCATCACGGTCACGTTCCCGGACGAGTCTCAGGTCGAGTTCTGGGGATTCGTGGACAAGTTCGTACCGGGCGAAGTGAAGGAAGGGGACCAGCCGGTGGCCACAGTGACCATCGAGCCGAGCAACCAGGACGAGAACGGGACCGAAGTGGCTCCGGTGTACACGCCGGCGCCGTAACAACCGTTTCTAAGGGGGAAGTTGTCATGCTGGAGTTCGACCTGAGTCTGGAGGAGGTGCCGGTCAAGTTCAAGTCGCAGGACGGCACCGAGTACGAGTGCGTCCTGCGTGAGATGACCGGGGAGGTGCGGGACGCCTACCTCCAGGGGATGATGGGACGGATGGACATGGGGGCGGTCGGCGGCCCCCGGATGAAGAACGTGAAGGACGTCCAGGCCACGCTCATCTCCATCTGCCTGTTCAAGGAGAACAAGCAGGTGCCCGTAGACGAGATTAAACGCTTTCCGGCCCGCGTTCAGAAGGCACTCCACGAAAAGTGCCAGGAGATGAACGGGCTGACGGAGGCGGCGGCTGCGGCAAAAAAAGACTGACGGCGGAGGACCGGGTGTGGCGACGGATCGCCACACGCACCGGTTCTTCGGTCCGTCAGGCGAAGAAGGAAACGACGTCCACCGACCTGTTCAAGTGGGTGGCCTTCTTCGAGGAGGAAGAAGACCGGCCGGACCGGCTGGTTCTACAGGTGGCCCGCCTGTGTCACCTGGTCGATTGTTTGGTGGCGTGGCTAAGCGACCGGAAGCCGATGGGCGAAGACGAACTGCTGGTCAAGTTCGTCCGGAAGGAGCCGGTTGCGGCGGAGATGTCTGACGACCAGAAGAAGGCGATGATCGGGGCGATCAAGTCCAAGTACCTGATGGCCCTGGGCATTAAGAAGGACAAGGGGGGTAAGGATGGACGTCGAAAGGCTGGTCGTAACCCTCACCGCAAACGCCGTCCAGTATAACCGGGTGATGGACGAGGTGGTGCAGACGGTCGTCCGGACCGCCTCCGCCATCACCAACGTATTCGCCAAGACCGGCGAACTGGCGGTCGCGGCGTTCAAAGCCCCATTCCAGATGCTTAGCGGTCTTTCTGTCACCTCTTTGTTTAAAGGATTGGGCGGAGTGGGACAGATGTTACGTGGCGTGGAAATGGGACTGGACGGGATGTTTACGATCCTCCGTCACAGTGCCGGCTTTCTACGCTACTACAATCAAGCATGGACGGCCACGATTCAGGTGTTGGGCGGAGCAAAAACAGCGGTCGAAGGCATCAAAGTGATGGTTATGGGATTTCGGACTACGTTAGTAACGGGGATGCCGACCGGACTAGTAACCGTAGGGCTTTACCATTTTTTAAACGGGCTACAAACGATCCAGTCGGCGATTCAGCAGTTCCCCGGAGCGGGAAAAACGATCTTCGGCGTACTCCACGGCTTTTTCACAGCCCTCCAGGGCGGCGGAAACATCGTCGCCGGATTTGGCAAAACGCTGGGCGGCCTGAAAGACGCTTTCGTGTCCGTGGCGTCCGGGGTCTGGTCGGCGGTCAAGGGCGTCGGGACGGCCGTGTGGGAGTTGGGGAAGGCGTTCGCGTCCGTCGGGTTCGAGGTCGTCACTGGGATGGCGAAGACGCTGACCGCCGGCCTGGGCGGGCTGCTGCTCGTCACCGGTCTGGTCGGGGCACAGACGTTGCGGCTGGCGGCGGACTACGAGAAGGCGAACATCGCGTTCGGGGTCATGACCGGGAACGCGGAGATGGGGACCAAGTTGCTGGAGGACATCACCCAGCTCGGCATCCAGTCTCCGTTCCGGTCCACAGAACTCATCCCGATCGCCAAGGAGTTGAAGGCGTTCGGAGTCGAAACCGACCAAATCATCCCGACGCTGAAGGCGCTCGGGAACGTGTCGGCCGGGACGGACACGCCGCTTGCTCGGATCGCCCTGGCGTTCGGCCAGGTGCGGGTGGCCGGGCGGCTGACGGGGGACGAACTCCGGCAGTTCGTCAACGCCAACGTCCCCCTGATCGAGCACCTGGCCCAGGTGATGAACGTGCCGGAAACGTCCATCCGGAACATGGTCGAGGCCGGACGGGTCGGGTTCAACCACGTCCAGATGGCGTTCAACGCGATGTCCGCCGAGGGCGGGGCGTACGCCGGGCTGATGGAGAAGCTGAACAACACGGTCGGCGGCCAGTGGAGTGCGTTCGTCGAACGGATCGAACTCGCCATGCGGAACGTCGGGCTGGCGTTCTTCAAGGGGTTCGGAGTCAAGGACCTGTTAAAGGAGATGTCGGAAGGGCTGGCCGGTGTCGGCGGTAGTGTGGACCGGCTCGTCCCGTACTTTCAAAAATTGCGGGACATTTTCGACGTCCTGGCCGCTGCCGGAAAGGCGATTGGATCTTCTGTTGCGAATTCTATCGACCGTATGGTGGAAGGGATTACCGGATCCGGAATCAACTGGAACGACGCGAAAGAGGGAGTGACGAATTTCGTCAGGGCGTTGATTATCGGACTCGGAAATGCCATCGACATGATGATGAAATTTGCAAAATCCATGGTCCGGGATGTCCTTATGCCCACCGCTGATTTCATGCGGAATGCCGGAATCATTGGCGAAAAGAGTGTGTACGGATCCATCCGTGACGAAGGGTACAATAAAGCGGTGGCAGGATTCGCATCCACCGGAGTGGCAATGATCGAACAGGTCGCCCCGGAGTGGACTGCCGAAAGAAAAGAAAAGCGATTTGGAATCGCAAAGAAATGGCAGAATCCTTTCAAGCCTGTTCTCGACGGTCTTACCAAAATGTCCTTTTCGGCCAATACCGGAGCGGAAGCTTTAGCGGACTTTAACAGGCAAATGGAGTTGCTTAGCACCACGGCAGATCACGGAGAGCAAGAGTTCTGGAAGATGAAGCTAGAAGAGGAGAAAGATCTACGGAACAGCTTGTGGGGAGCTTGGTTCTCTCCGATCGCGTCCGCCACCAACACGGGAACGGAAGGGCTGCTCCGGGTCGTTCAAGCTCTGCCCGGGGAAGTGACGAAACTGGTCGAGAAGGTCCGCAAGGACATCGAGACCGAAGGAACGACGGACTACGACAAGTTCGCCACCAACATCGACCGGCTGTTCAAGGCCGAGGCCGGTATCCCCCTCCCGGACGGCGTCCATGGTCCGGTCAAGGCGGCCATCACCGAGCAGGAGTTGGCGTTCGGGGTGGCGTCACAGTTCGAGGAGTTCTCCAAGGGGCTGAGTAAGTCCATGACCACCATGCCCCCGGCCGCCCGGTTTGGCTCGACCGAGGCGGCGGAGACGATCAACCGGTCGATGGTCGATCAGAAGTCTACGATGGAGGAGGTCAGGATGGCCATCGTACTCGGCAACCAGATGGCGGCCGAGCGGAAGAAGCGGCTGGACGACATCCTGGCGGCGGTTCGGGCCAACAAGGGCGGGATCGTCGTCGCCAAACCCCCGGGGAACGGTAAGTAACCATGCCCGTCCTACCCAACAACGCCCGGTATTTTTCGGTCGATGAGATGCCCTACGGCCGGTCCGGGGAATGGAACCTGGACGGTAGTCGGGAACACACCCGGGTGTTCAAGGTCGTAGTTCGGTCCAGGACTATGACCGACATCGACGCCATGTCCGCCCCGCTCCTTCCCCGGCTCGGGGCGCCGTGGACGTCTCCCACTGGGGACATCGCAGACATTCTTGCCAGACTGGTCAAGTATTCGGCCGCCCAGGAGTCGGACGACGACTGGCAGAACTGGATGGTGACGGCCCACTACAGCACCAACCTTCCGGTCCCGACCGGGCTGGGGGTGCCCACGCCAGGAACGATCAACGCCCCGCAGGGCGGCCGGGGCGGGTCGGCCAACAACCCGGAGGAGGAGCCGATCGAGATCGAGTTGGATTGGGAGACGGAAAAGCTGGCGATGCCGCACGACCTGGACAAGTCCCCGTACTGGAACAGCGCCCGCCAGCCGTTCAACCCGCCCCCACTGACCGAAGTCCACCACCCGGTGTTGGTCCTCACCCGGAACGAGTTGTACTGGTCGATGAAGACGGCCACGCAGTTCGCCGGGTCGGTCAACTCCAAAAACTTCCTCGGGAACAAGCCGGGGCAGGTGAAGTGCTTCCCGCCGAAGGTCAAGCTCGCCAACCGGGGCGGGCTGATGTACTGGCGGGTGACGTACCGGTTGGCGTTCTTCAACGTGTACGACGACCTGAACTTGGACAACAGCGAAAAGACGTGGCAACTCCGGCTGCTCGACCAGGGGTTGTGCGAGCGGAAGCTGGTCAAGATCCCGCTGGTCGGCGGCGGGTTCGTCGAGAAGAAGATGCCGGTCCCGATCTTCCGCCACGGCCACCCGATCAGTCAGCCGGTGTGCCTGGACGGGAGTGGGCTGGAGTTAAGGTTCGATGACGAGGACGACCTGGAACAGTCTCCGGTCAAGCCCCACTACATCCAGTTCCGGAATCACAAGACCTTCGACTTCAACAAACTCCTCGAACGCGGTCTGGAGGCCGTCCTGAAATGATTAACCGGATGAACGGGGACTACTGGTTCGGCTCGATCCGGGCCGACCAGATGATCCTGCCCGCCAACAGCGTCGGGGACGCGGAGGTGGACGCCACCCGGCCGATCGGGGTGAACAAGCTTTACCACATGCACTGTCCGGTGTACACCCAGGACCGGGGGGCGGCCGTCGTCGCCAAGCGGTCCGGGCTGCACATCGCCGTCGGCCCGGGGACCCTCCAGGCGTTTCAGGCCACGCTGTCCCAGGCGAACGGGGGCGGGACGGTCACGGTGGACCTGTATAAGAACGGCGTGTCCGTCTTGTCCGGTCTGATCACCATCACGACCGAGGCCGCGTTCGACGTGTGCGTCGGGACGATCAGCACCGCCGCCTACGTCGCCGGGGACACGTTCGAGGTGGTCGTCGCCGTCACCGGGTCGGTCGGACAAGGGCTGACCGTCCGGGGGGTGTTCGAGGAGGAGCCGTAACAGATGGCCGACCAGAACGCCAACACGCAGGACGTCGCCTACGCATTCCCGGATGAGGCGTCGTACAACCGGGTGTGGGACGCCGTCCGGTTGGCGGAGCAACTGGCCAAGAAGGACGCCCCCGGGATCGCCCAACTCCCGCTCGGCCCGCTGTGGGTGTGGGTGCGGGTCACGTCTGCCTCTCCGACCGACGGGTACTACCCGTGCCGGCGGGTGCTCGACAACGCCGACGGGACGACGGAACTGCACGAGGAGATGTACGCCAAGGTGGCGAACGCGGGGGAGGTGTTGGCGAACGCCATCGACTACCCCGGGATGATCGTCCACACCCGGGACGTCGGCGGGGTGGAGTTCGCCGTGGTCAAGATCCTCGGCGAACTGGTCACGGACGTGACGGAGACGGCGACGTGGCGGATCACCCCCGAGTGCACCATCGTCCCGTACACGACCAGGACCCGCCGGTTCCGGGGCACCCGACTGTCAGTCCAGGACTTGTAAATGGCGACCGTGATTACCGTGGTCGATCCGCCCATCGACCTCACCCCCTACGGGTGTGACTGTTGCGGGGCGGACTGCTTCTGCGTCACCTGCACCGGCGACCGGTGCCCGGAGAAGTTGTGCGTCATCTTCGAGGGGGACGGACTGGACTCGGACCCGGGGAACAAGATCGTCTACCGGGCGTCCCTGGCGAAGGACGAGACGCCCGGGTCGGAGGGCTGGTACAACACGGTCGTTCCTGGCGTGTCGTTCGTCGCCAACGTCCTGTGCTTCGCCGGCTACCTCCGAGTGTACGTCCAGTACGGGTATAAGAACCCGTTCAACGCCACCCAACTGTGGGCGGCCGAGTATTACGTGGACGTGCCGGTGGACGAGTGCGAGGAGCTGCTCACCCCGCTCGACCTGACGCTGGACCTGGACACGGTCCTGGCGGACACGCACCCGACGAGCAGCCCGCCGGCCACCGTTCGGGTCATCCTGTCCGACCCGAACGTTTCGGGCCACCCGGGGGAGGAGGACGCCCGGAACGCCTGCTGTCACAACACCGAGTCCGACTACCTGTGCTCCCGGGACGCGGCCACCGATCTGCCGGCCACGATAGACGTGACGGTCACATCCACCGTCGGCAACGGCCCGGACCCGTGGGGGTCGTCGCCGTTGACCGCCTCGCTGCTCGGGGTGGTCTACCCGACCGGGTACTGCTGGGAGGCGACGTACCGGTCGGACCCGGTGGTGTGGGCCGGGTGCTCGGACGAGACGGCCACCATCGAACTGCTGTCCTATGTCGAGGTGCTGGTCCAGGGCAACTTCTACCCCCACCGCCACTACCCCAGCTACCCGTATGCCCCGCCCGGGACGTCCCTCATCACCGTCCACGCCTACCTGGCGTGGCGGCCGGCCGGCGGGTCCGGGTACGGGACGGTCATCGACTCGTCGGCCGGGGCGGGCACCCCGCCGGCCCAAGGCGCCCACGTTTCCGGCCGGATCGACTGCGAGGACTTCTCCGTCACCCTAATCCCGTCCCTGGTCGGGTTCTCCGGGTCCGGCTGGATCCTGCCCTGGGACCCGCCGTTCACCCACTACACCGTGTCCGAATGCACCAACCCGTCCGGGGGTATGTCCGGGTGGGTGACCTCCATCACCGTCGCCGAGTGACCCATGGCCGCCCCGACCGCCCTGACCGCCGCCAAGAACGCCAAGCTGGACGTTGTCACCGCCACCACCCGGTCCCTCCTCCAGTACGGGTTCGAGTACGCCTCCACCCGCTTCTCCCTGGACCTGGACGGGATCGACGCCTACAACGCCCTCGCCGCCCGGCACTACGCCGGGGACGTCCCGCCCTACCCCGCAATCCTGGACACTAGTGGGGTGGAGTTGAATCTGTCGGACGCCCCGAGCCTGGAGGCGTTCGTCGAGGCGGGGGTGGCTTACCGGGCGGAGGTGATGGACGGACACATGGTCCTGGTGTCGCAGATCGCCGCGTGTGCGACCGTCGGGGCGGTGGACGCGATCACCGACGACCGGGGGGAGGTGCCGATGGAGGCCCACCCCCCGCTGGTGGCCGGAACGGTCGATCGACCGGCGACGGTCCAAAGTCCGCCGAAGGAGAAGGTGCGGTGGAAGCTGCACTGCGTGGACTTGGGGGACAAGGTGCTGCCCGGCCATTGCGGGTCGCGGGTGCGGGTGTGTAACCTGTTCCAGACGACCACGGCGACGATCAGCCCGTGCAAGGAGGCGGACCGGTGTTGCCAGACGTGTCACTTCTACCGCAAGGGGGAGTACAAGCGACCGGCCCCGCCCCCGGCCCGGAAGAACCCCAAGCTCGTCTACCCCGTCGCCGTGAGGCCGGCCGAAGGGCCGCGGGCCGGCCCCAGGCTTCTCCTTTCGGCCGCGGTCGGGGCGAACGGCAGAAAGTGGCTGGAGATCACCCGGCCGCTAATGGAAACGTATGCGGCGAAGTGCGGGGCGGTCTTTGAAGCGATAACGGACGGGGACGAGAACTACCCGCTGGGGGAGAAGTTCCGGATTGCAGAATACCTAGGGCGATACGACCGGGTTGTGTTCCTGGATGCTGACGTAGTGGTCGCCCCGGACGCTCCGGACTTGTTCAACGCGGTGCCTAGCACTCACGTCGGGGTCCGGGACGACTGGCCGTGGATGTGCGTGGAGGCGGGGGTGAACGTGTCCCGGGCCTGGATGGACCCGGAGATAAGGGCGATCCGGAAGGCGGCCGACCGTCCCGGGCCGCTCGTCTCGACGTGCTACAACACCGGCGTGCTGGTCCTGTCGAGCCATCACGCCGGGCTGTTCGACCCGCCGAAGGTGCCGCTGCCCAAGTACCACTGCACTGAGCAGCACTGGTTCAACTTGAACGTGCTGGACCAGCAGCCGGCCGTGTACGAGTTGCCGTGGGAGATGCACTGGCACCCGTTCATCGACCGGAAGCGGGAGCGGACGGCGGGGGTGAAGGTGTGGCACTTGGCCGGGGAAAGTGACCGCGAAGAAAAGCTCAGGCGGTTGGTTTCCGAGATTGCTGTTGCTTGAGGGCGTTGGACGCCAGCTTCATCCGCATCTCCAACTCCTCCCTCTTCGCGGCCTGGAGTTCCAAGTAGGCGTCGGCCGTCCTCGCGTGCCTTGCTTCCGCCCGCCACCCGACACGAAGGATGGCGAACAGCAGGGCGGCGTTCAGCCACAGGGACAGCAGGATCCACCCCAACAGGTCGTTCGGGTGCTGGTACGTGAACATCTCTGCCTCCGGTTAGAACTGGATTACCGTTCCGATCTTCAAGTCGTCCGAGTGCGTCAAATGTGTTTCCATATTTTTCGGATGACGATACTTCGCATCGTCATCGTGGTTATTTCACATCCTAGTTTTCGGACCTTTTCTTGAACCCTTTTGTACTTCCCCCGAGCTTGATCCTTGGCAATCTCGTCCCTTATAAAACGAACCAGATGACGATTCAGTTTGGCTCTTCCGTGGCGTTCTCCTCTAGCTGAGTCTACAAAACCGTTCTTGTGCGCGTGACGGATGTTTTCTTTGGTCGTTGTCCACTCTAGGTTTGTCGGAGTGTTGTTCTCCGGTTCGTTGTCTTTGTGGTTTACTTCCGGTTTATTGTCCGGATTGGGGATGAACGCAATAGCGACCAGTCGATGAACCAGTCGATTCTTTACCCTTCCGTTGTTGAATTTGATTCGGATTTGAAGGTAGCCGTCTTTCCTTTTACTCGGTTTTCTGATGTGTCCTTTATAGAACGCGGTTCTTCCGTCACTTCTTACCACGATTCTTGGTATTGTTTTTACGCGGCCCATCGAGGACACGCGAAACGACCTCGCCCCCTTGACTTTTTTCCACACCTCCTTGCTCGAATTGGTAAACTGTTCCGACTTTAAAATTTTCATTGTGTGTCACCATGACGATCTGAATACCTAATTCTTTGGACAGGGCTAGGAGTAGAGCAGCAGCACGTTCCGAATAGTCTTTACTCAACATCCGAAACGGTTCGTCGAGAACCAGCAACTGACGCGGCCTCGGGACGGCCAGCCGCAACGCCGCCAGCCGCAGGGCGAAGGCGGCCACGTCCAGCAGCCCCCCGGCGTCCCCGTCCTGCGGGTCGATCTCCTTCCCGTCCTGCACGAACACCAGCCTCGCCTGGGTCTTCCCCCGCTTCTTCTCGAACACGATCCGGAACTCGGGGGCGTCGGCCTCGAACACGGCGGCCAGACACCTGGTCACGACAGACGCGATCTGGTCGTGGACCGTCTGTTGCACCTTGACGGCCGCCGTCCGGATCACTTCGGCGGCGGCGTCGATGGTCCGTTTTCGCCGTCCGGCTCGTCCGACTTCCTTCTTTTCCTTGCGAAGTATTTCCAGCGATGTCCGCTTTTTGCGGCCCGCTTCGTCCCCCTCTTGACGGACTCGCCCAACGAAACCGACTTCTCGCTCCGGGGCCACGGGTCGATCTCCTTGACCGTTATGCCCATCACCGGCAGACGGTTTAGCCATTTCATGAACTCCTGTAGGCACCCGGCCCGCTTCGCCATGTCTAGGGCCAGTTCACCGGCCTTCAAATTGTCCGGGTGCGTCCGGGCGGTCTGTTTCCAGGTGTACGGTTGCTGCCGCATGGCCTTCCAGACCAGGACGGCCAACGCCAACTCGTCCTGGATCGTCAGGGTTTCTTGGGCGGCTTGGACGACTTCGAGTAGGCGTCTCTCGCCTTGAGATACTTGTCGGTCCACTTGACCCGTTTCTTCGTCAGTTCGGCCAACATCGTCCGGGCCTCCTCGATCGTCTGGCATCCGAACCTCTCCTTGATCTCGTCCATCACCTGCTCCATTGCCCCGTCGATTCGGTCCAGCTCCTTCTGGTCCCGGGCGTGTTCCCGTTTCAGCCGCTCGTAATCGTCCAGCATTATCATGGCCCCTTCTTGGCCTTGGCCTGCATAAGGATGCGAAGGACCTCTTCGTGGACGGCGGTCGTCGTCTTCGTTTCTTCCATGATCCGTTCGGCCACGGTCTTAAGGTCGGCGAACCCGGCCTGGATGTCGTTCAGTTTGGCGGCGAACGCCTTGAACGTGGACGTCATCTTCCCGTCCGGGGTCGAGACGTCCAGCCATTCGCCGTCCAGTCCGTTCAGGTTGGCATGGAGCATCCTGCCGGACTTTTTAATCAGGCAGACGGCCGGGGACGAGTCCCGCTCGTCGCTGTTCCGTTTCAGGAAGGAGCCGATGTTGCAGACGTGCGGGATGTTCTTGGCGAGGGCGGGGAAGACGAACCCCTTATGGTTGTCCCCGAACAGGGCGTGGGTGAACCCGTCCAGTCGGCTGGCGTGTTCCCGGACGTGCTTGTCCGCCGGGGCGCTCGGGTACGTGTGCCCCTGAATCCAGCAATAGTCGTGGACGACGGCGATCCGGAGGTCCCGGTTGTTGTAACCTTCCGGACATGGCTTCTGTTCCGTCCCCCACGGGAAACCCATGAAGACCGCGTCATACCCGACCTCGAACGCCGGACATGACACCTTCCCCGGCAACAGGTCTTTCAACACCCCGGCCTCGCACAGCGTCCAGTACGCCGACTTGTGCTTGTCCTGGTACCGGTGGTACGGCAGGTCGTGCTGGCCCGGGACGGCATAGCCTTTCGGCATCTCCTGGATGAGGAAGTTGATGAGTTCCGGGGGCACGGCCCGCTCCCGCCATCCGTCGTGGAAGATGTCCCCGGTGTAAACGACCTGGGGGATGACGCCCCCGTGGCGGTGGACCTCTGCCAGTTGTTTCACCGCCCGGAACTGCTTCCGCATTACCCCGTACCAGTCTTGCTCTGCGCGTGTCGGCGGCGGTGAGGCCGTAGCGTGTACGTCGGAGATCCCGATGACGCAGACGGGGTCTTCGGCGTCAAAGGACGACCACACGCCTGGCAGATTTGGACTTTTGTCATCTTGGACGTCAAGGACTTTACTGACTTTCGTAGTGGACACGCGGACGCCTCCAGGTTGTCGTGTTTGGTGATGAGGGCTTCCAGGTCTCTCTCGTCTATCGCTATCCGGTCGGCCTGTTCCCGGACTTTCTGTAGCGACAAAAAATCTCCGACGTTCGGCCGGCTCACGACCAGTTTGTCGTACCGGCCGATCAGTTTTGCCAGGTCGGCGTGTCGTTTTGTGGCGTCGGCCGCTTTCGATCCCAGTCGCATGGCCCTAGAACGCGATAAAATCGCTTTAGATAGCCGATCTCTGGCCGAAAGTAGTTCTGTAGCCTTTTCGACGTAAAACGCGGCAGACGCCGTTTTATCGCAAATGGCGGCCCATTGCTCGAAAACGGCCACTAACTCACGCCCTTTCCGCGCCCGCCTGTCGGCCCGCTTGGCTTCTCGGAACTCAGTCCGGGCGGCGGACAGACGCCCCTGACACACGTCCAGTTCCACCTTCGCCCGCCGGGCGTTGGACGCGGCAATCCCTACTGCCCGGTCGATCTCCTCCAGGTTGACGACTTTGTTCAGTTCCTGGGCAACCCGGCCGGGGGGCAGGGCGAACCAGAACGGGCCGTCCAGTTGCCGCTGGAAGTTCAGGTCGGACGTGTTGAGCAACTGTTGGACGGGCGGCGGGACCTCGCTCCCCACCGCCCGGTACTTCGCCGTCCCGATCCGGTACTCGTTCACCCCCTTGCCCCGCACCCTGGACACGTCGTCCAGGGTGACGGAGCACCGGTCGGCCCCCCAGCGGACGAACGCCGTCCCGGACGGCCGGTTGCGGCACACCCACCGGAACGCCCGGAGGACGGACGACTTCCCGCGGCGGCTGCGGCCGACGAAGACGGTGACCTGGGGGTCCAGGTCGATGACCGTCTTCTCGTGCCGCTGGAAGTTTTTGACTACGAGGCGAGTAAGCGGACGGCTTTCCATGACGTTCCTTTAGGACTGCTTTTCACCCGGACGATTTCCTTCCGCCTCTCCATCCTGAGTAACGCGCACCATATCTTCTGTCGCAAGTTGGGAACGTCTTCGTCGTACAGGATCGCATGGATTTCGGACGAGGTGATCGGGATGGACGTGTGTCTCATCACCTCCCGGATCTGTTGGGGCCAGGTCATACGTCACCAACTCGGGAGGGCGGCGGCGGCACAGGTCGCTTTGCTGGCGGTCGTCCCGTTCACCCGGTCGGGCCAGCACTCCTTCATCGTGCAGTCGGTGTGCCCGGCCTCGGTCAGCGTGTGAAGGACGTTCAGGGCGTCCCCGTACTCGTGCACCGGGGCGGCCTCTTTGTCGCCGGGGTTGTGCTGCGACCAGTTGTCGTCCCCCAGATAGATGCCTTTGGTCGTGCTGAACACGACGTAGGTCTGGGTGAACCCTTTCACCTGCTTCGGCTTGAAGTCGATTCCCACGTCACTTCCCTCCGCACTGGCGGCGATGGTATTCGGCCAGGAGTAGTGCCTCAGCCCGGTCGTGGTCGCCCTTCCTGGCCAGCATGTCGGCGACCTGCGGGAACATCGAGATGGCCGTCTGGCGGCTGTGCTCCTTGTCCTTCCCCCACAGGCCCATCGCCCGCTTCCACTTGGACGGATAGACGATTTCGAGGGGGAGTTCGTGGGCCTGGAGGAACAGCGGCCAGATGCCGAAAGCGTATCCGACCCGGAACCCGTTGTAGGCGTTCGCCCCCTTCCCCTTGATCTGGACGACGGCCTCTTCCAGGACGACTTTCGTCTGGTCGCGGAACCGGCCGACGACCGAGAAGAAGTCGGCGATCTCCTGCAGGTTGAACGCCGTCTTGGTCCCGCCCTTGCGGCCGACCTTGATCGTCGGGATGTCGCACACCAGCCCGCCCCGGGGGAAGAGGACGCCGATCGCCCCCGACGCCCCCGGGTCGATGCCGACGTACACCGGCTCGTCCTTCCTGACGTGGCAGAAGAACCGGGCGGCCAACTCCTTGGCCGGGACGTGCTTAGACTTGGGCATGACTCCTCCCGAAGAAGGCGGGGGCGGTGCGGATGGTCTTGATCGACCGGATGCCTAGTTCCTCGCACTTCTTCCGCCACGCCTTGTGGTCTACCGGGTCCGAGTGCAGTTGCTTCGGCTCGTACCCCGGGAACGGCAGGCTGGTCAGTTGAAGGTTCAGTTTGTACCGGTCGGTCCACATGAACTCCTCGATCTGCTGGAAGGTCTTCTTCACCTCCTTGACCGGCACCTTTCGCCCCTTCCCCCTCGCCCCCTTGTCCAGTGGGGGCGGCTCCGGCTTGGCCTCGGTCTGGTCGACCAGGAACTTGGCGGCCGTGATCTCCCCCACCTTGAACACCCCCGGAACGCCGTCCGACTTACACCCGGCGACGGCCTTCACCTCCTTCCACCGGGACGGGGACAGGCCGACGAACTTCTCCCGGAACAGCCGTTCGGTGAACACCTCCTTCTTCTGCGGGTTGTAGATGGTCACGTTCGGCCCGATCAGTTGATACAGGTCCTGGTCTGCCGAGACGATGACGGCCGAGTGTGACCGGTGTAGCCCTTGGCAGACCGAGGCGATCACGTCGTCCGCCTCGTACCCGTCCTGCCAGAACACGTTCCGGTAGCCGAGGTCTGGTAGGTGGACGTTCCTCAGGTCCGTGATCTGCCGCTTGATGTCCCGGTACGTCTCCTCCTCCTCCGGCGTCCGTTTCCGGTCGATCCGGTGGGCCTTGTACGCCGGGTCGAGTTGTTTCCTCTTGTACCCCTGCCCGTCGAACGCGAACACCAGGTCGTGGGTGGCGAACTCGTCCATGAGCATCCGGATGTCCCGGAGGACCGAGAACACCACGCCCGTCCGGTTGCCGGCGTACTGCAGGAGGCCGAGGGAGTGGAATCCCCGGTAGGCCAGGTAGCTCACGTCAACCACGAGCCAGAGTTTTGACATGTTGTCCTCGGGTAAGATGCCCGAATGTCTACTGTAACGCCGGGCCGGACGCCGATCAACCTTAAGGCTCGTTCGGCTTTTTGGTCATCTGTCCGACGGCGACTGGTGGGGCTGTCGGACTGCCAGAACTGATGGTGCTAGCCCCGGACTCTAGCTCCTTCAGAAGCCTGTTCAACTCCTCGTCCGTGAGTTTTCGGACCGTGACGGGCGGATACTCCATCGGCTCCGCCAGCATCGCCTCCAGCAGGATCAGGTAGTTGATGGCGTCCCCGATCTTCTCCTCGTACACCGCCTTGGGCGTGGCCTGTCCCTGTCCCGCCTTCTCGGCCAGGTCGTACACGGAGACGATGTGCTTCGTCAGGTACGCCAGCAGGGTATGGAATTTGTTCGACCGCAGGACCTTGGCCCCCTCCTTGAAGTTGTACAGCCGGTCGTCGGTCGCGTATTCGGTCGCTTTCGACTTGAGAGTCGTGTTGATCTTGTCGATCCGGGCGGACAGGATTTTGTCGAACTCCTCAGCCTTCATTGGTACCTCGGTTTACGGGTGAGTTTCGATTCCTGTTCGATTTGGTTCCAAAGCTCGGTCAATGCCATCTTTACTTCCGACTGGCGGCCGTCGGTCTCGATCTGCTCGACCAGTTCCTCCCGGGTCCCTTCGATCCCGAGAGCGTCGAATTTGATCTTGCCTCCCTGTCCTTTCTTCAACCCCCCTTCCAGGAGCAGCCAGTCGATCATCGACCCTACGTCGTCGATCCCGGAGTCGTACAGGATGGGGACGACCACCGACCGGTCTTTCCCCGACACCCGGTTCTTCTTGACCCGGACCTTCATGTACGTCCCGATCTTCCGGTCTTTGTTCCGGACCCGCTTCTTCACATGGCCCGCCTGTTTCAGCCAGAGTTCGATGGTGGCGTAGAACGTCAGGGCGTTCCCGCCGCCCCGCGTGTCCTTGTCCCCCGGACCGGCGTTGATGGCCTGCCTGGACTGGCTGATGATGATGAGGATGGACCCGGACTTCCGAAGGTTGTTGCACACCGCCCGGAGCTTGGTGCTGTGCAGCTTGGCGCGGGCCGTGCCGTAGCTGCCCGGCTCCTCCGGCGGCTCCTTCCCGAGCTTGGCGGCCCTCTCCCGCAGCCGCCGGAGCTTCTTTTCCTTGGTCAGATCGTCCTTGGCGTCGAGTGTGTCCTGGCTGTCCAGGAGGTAGATGAACGGCTTGCCGGCCTCGAACCGGGCGGCCAGGTTGTCGTAGAACTCCTCGACGGTGGACGAGTATTCCGGGTTCTCTTTCGTCCCCTTCGGCGGCTGGATCCGGTCGGCACACTTCTTCCCGAAGTAGTGGGCGATGTCCATCAGCGCCCCTTCCTCCGGGATGTCGTGGACGAAATCGTACCCGTCGAACTCCGGGTTGACGGCGGCCTCGGCCAGGACGTTCAGGGTCAGCCACGTCTTCCCCGACCCGGACCCGCCCGGGATCAGGTAGTATTTGCCCTTGGCGAACCCGCGGTCCGGGTGGCCGCTGATGCCCATGTTGACCATCGTCGAGCCGGTGGACACGTAGTCCTTGTCCCGGATCTTGCCCTTCGGCTTTCTCTTTTTGGTGATCGACTGTTTCAGGCTCTCGGTGTCTTTGGCCATGCGCGCTCCAAAAAGGGGGAGGGGCCGAAGCCCCTCCCGTGACTGCCGGACGTTAGCTGCGGCCCCGCTTCTTCACCGGGACTTTGGGTTCGTCGTCCTCGTCGTCTTCGTCTTCGTCTTCGTCGTCTTCGCTGTCATCGTCCTCGTCCTCATCTTCCGAATCGTCTCCATCGTCATCGTCTTCGGAATCGTCATCGTCGTCGTCATCGGAGGAGTCGG